TGGATAAAGAGATGATTATTCTCGACATGAGCGAGCTGAAGTATCGCTACATGCAGGGTCGTGACACTCAGCTTATCCGTGACATCCAAGCGCCAGACTTCGACGGCGTGAAGCATATGTACCAAACTGAGTGCGGCTTGGAAATGTTGCAGTCCAAAGTACACCACCGCATCAAGGGTTGGAACGCAGTCTCCTAGTAGGGACGAACCAATCTGAAAAACCTTGTAGGATGGGGCTGTAATGAATTGCAGCCCCTTTCGCTTGGAGAACCCATGTCAGCATCAAATAAAAAACAGGCCGCTAAAGAAAAAGTAGTGACAGCCAAAGCGCAAACGGTCGCTGCTTCAAAACGTGTCATTCCTTCTGAGGTTTTGTTTATTTCTCGTGAGCCAGAAGTCAGTGATTTCTCCATCTACGTGATGGGTGAAGAGGTGCGTCCTTCTTTTTGCAAAGAGCGCGAGTACCTCACTTGGTCTGTGCCTTCGCATCTAGTTGAACGCTTCGCTATGCACGAGTTTGTTGTGCAGAACCGCATCATAAGAGGGGAAGACTAATGGCACCACGGGTCTACGATAGCGCGACGATTACTGGCGTCCTGCCAGCAAACGATGAGCCTCGTCACACAGACAAGGACGGCAAATCAGTCGTCGGGGCAGTAGACCTACGCCAGAGCATAGACGCCACCTTAACCAAAACGGCTGATGGCGCATGGCGTGAGGACGCGCAGGGGCGCGAGAAGCGTAACCGTTTCTCTGGCAACAACCCGCACCTCAACTCGCCATACTCAAACTTAGAAGCCTTGGTCATGCAGTCGCTACGTCGTTACGGCGACATGCACCCCGGTACTGTCGACGGCGAAGTAATGATGATGTTCATAGAGTTTGCGAACCTCGTCATAGAAGACTTGCGGGGCCATCCATACTGGGACAGCCCGGAAATGAACTACTACACGCACCCGTCTGAGGTCATGCCGATCCCCGACAACATTATGGTTTCAGGATTGCTGTATCACTACGCAGTGCAGCAACAGTCGAACAAGATCGAAGCCTATGGCCCGATGTATTTCAAGATGATGAACAGGGTATTGTACCACCGGAAGTACGGCAGCGGCAAAATTGAAGTCAGCCCTTGGGACCGTGCGCAAAAGCCTACGGGTTCCCAATCCTACGATATGAGGAGATAGAGCTTGTCTACAACTTACGCTCCGTCTGGTGTCAAAGTTAAAGTCTACCCTTACGAAGACTTCCAAGGGATCGACGCATCCCGCGACATTGGCGCTCTCGACACAGGTAAGAAGCAGCATATGTTTCGGATGCAAGACGGCTACGCAGACTGGCGCGGTACGATGATCCGCGACCCCGGCGCTGTCAGCCGAGCCGAGACTAACAAGTATATCAAGCACCTAAATTTCTTTGGGCGGGACTTAGCTGTCTGGGCGCAGATTGATGGTGGCGGCACCAGTTTAAAGTCTGAGCGCGGTCACATCAAGCCAGAGGTTTACCCGCAATCAGCTCCGGTCACATCGACTAACTTTAACAACAAGGTCGTCTTCGCTTCCCGCGACTACGGCATGTATCAGTACGATGGGTTTAAGTGGTCTGACATCACAGCGAGCAGCGACCCGCGCCCTGCTTTTATTGTGTCGATCCAGCGACGACTGGCTATCGCAGGGATGCCCGGCAAGCGCACAATCGTAGACTTCAGTCGTGTAGATAACGAAGCGATCTTTACCACCGACGAAGACGCGACGTCTGCGTCCGTCTTAAAAGGCGCAGACATAGACTTAGCAAACATCATTGGCACGGCAGACGAGATCAAAGGTCTTGGCGTTTTTGAAAGCACGCGACTAGCCGTGTTTACCAACGACAAGACAGTAGCTTACGACATCCACCCCGACTTCTCGAAATGGCAAATCGTTGATAAAATGAACGTCAACGTCGGCTGCATTAGTCACAACACAATAAAGAACGCTGGCTCTGACCTGATGTTCTGCTCACGCGATGGCGTACACGCTTTGCGTCGGTCGGAGACGAACGGTGCAACGCTTTACACCGTCCCAATGTCAAACAAGATCGACCTGACGTACCGCGACCTGTTGAGCAACGTGGATGACCACGAAACAATCAGCGCATTATTCGATCAAGACGAAGGCCAGTACCACGTTTTCTTCCCGTACTCAGACCAGATAACCAAGCGACTAACCTTGTCCCTCAATCCGATGAAAGGCGGCGAAAGCAAATGGTCGACGGGCGAGTTTCTTAACGCATCATGCGGCAGGCAGCTTGGTGGCGTTACGCTAGTCGGCACGCCCGGTGGCATATGGAACCGCAGTCACGTTGAGGACTTGGTGACCCACAGCCCTGAAATGATAATCGACACGCCGATACTTTGGCAGGGCGCGATCAACGACACCAAAGAAAGCTATTCGTTCATTCTCCAAGCCACAGGCAAAGGTGAGTTACAAATCGAGGCGTTCGACGAGCGAGGCCGCTACCTCTCTGCCATGCAGTTTTTGATTGAAGGCGACGGCGCAGAAAATAAATTCCCCGACGTACCGCTCAACAGACAGTACGAGCGCAAGTTTGAACACCGATACCGAGGCGTGCAATTCCGCTTCACAACCAAGGGCAAGGGGCTGCTGAAGATCATTGGCTTCGCAGTCACCGTAAGGAGCTAACACATGGCACGTTTAAGACAGCAGCACCCACAGAACTATGTCAATTCTGGCAACATCCACACTGATTTTGAGAACGTCATTCGATACCTGAACACTGCTGAGCTGGGCGACAAAACCTTGTCCGAGCTGATGGCCACGATATTCAACGAAGAAGGCGTTTTTGACGGCCCCGTTCAAATGCGGCTCGACGCCACGGCTGGCATCCAATACCGCATTGGTCAGTACGCTGGCGCAGAAACTGGCTGGGTCACCATCGCAGACGTCTCGACTTTCCGAGGCACCGCAGGCGCATCCGTTGGTAACGTCGAGGGTCCATTCTTTTTCAACAGAGCAGACCTCTTAGTCGGTGGCCCTATCTCTGCGATCACTGTCACGGCGGGTGGTGCGAACTACGCAACCGTTCCAACCGTCACAGTTGCCGCCCCTCAAGAAAGCACAGGCACGACAGCAACCGCCACCGCAACAATTTCTGCTGGCGGTGCAGTTACGGCGATCACATTAGTAAGTGCTGGCTCTGGATACACAGCAGCCCCAACCGTCACCATCACTGGCGGCAGCGGGTCGGGCGCGACAGCGACAGGCGCAGTCGGCGCAGCAAATAGTGTGCTGGCCTATTCGTTTGACCCCAGCACAGAAACCATTGTCGTCTATCGAAACGGTCTGCTCTTGCACGACACGACGACTGCAAGCACCGCAGCCCAGTACACATTTGACACGACTGCAAATACAGTAACGCTGGCGACCGCAAGCCCAGCCGTGGCCCTTGGCGACAAAGTATCTGTCTACTCAATCCGCGCTCAGTCTGTCACGAACTTCCGTCGTGTTGATAACGAAATCTCTGGCACGACTACATTGGTTTCGTTCGTCCACACCGACGACGAAAAGATATTAGTCTGGCGCAACGGCATTTTGCAGCAACCGGGCGGCAGCGCAGACTACTTGTCGTCGTCGACCAGCGACACCATTACCTTCGTCGACACGTCGAACCAGCTAACAACTGGCGACAAGGTTACGATTATGACCGTAGAGAACCAGTCACTCAAGACGGTGGCTGGCATGATGTTCGAGGACGAGTACACAAACGCATCGGGCTTTATAAACTTCGCCAAACTAGCAGTCTCCGACAACGAAATCCCGCAGTCTAAAGTGTCTGCACTGGCGACCACCCTGACCAACAAAGCCAATATCTTGTCGCAGTCTTCTACCCCGACTAGCCCTGCGACTGGCGACTTGTGGCTCGACACGTCACTGACGCCAGCGATCCTAAAGTTCTACGAGGGAACGCAGTGGTTGGAGACATCACCAGAAAGTTCACTGCCTACGTTCGTACAGACTAACGCGAACCAGTTTGTTCGCGTCAAC